GTGCAGATGCGCACCAGCGACGAGTTCAAATGGGCGGATGAGGACTACCAGCTCGGAATCCTGTCCAAGTACCAGGAGAAGTGCGCCCGGGCTATCAGCCGCGCGCTCGATCTGGGCCTGTACTACCGGCTGAATCCGCGCACCAATAGCGAAATCCCCTCGTGGACCAACTACTTGAACACCACGGACAAGCGCGTCCAGGCTGGCGCGAACGCCGACATCGACTTCGAGAACGCGGCCGGTCTGGTCATCGCCGACGGCTACAGCGTTAACGGCGTCGCGTTCGACCCGAGCTACGCGTGGACCCTGTCCACCGCTCGTTACGCCGACGGCCGGAAGAAGTACCCCGAGTTGGGTCTGGGCAATGGCCTTTCCTCTTTCGAGGGTGTCAGCTCGGCCACCAGCTCGACCGTGTCGGGCAAAGCTAAGGACGGCGACGCCACCGACAACGGCGTTAAGGCGATCTTGGGTGACTTCGCCGGCGGTATCCGCTGGGGCGTTCAGCGCACCTTCCCTTTCCGCATGTTGGAGTTCGGCGATCCGGATAATGCCGGCCGCGACCTCGCCGGGCACAACGAAATTTTGTTCCGCGTGGAGATCGTGTATGGGTGGTATGTCTTCTCGGAGCGCTTCTCGGTCATCGAGGGTGCCGTCGGACCGACGCCGCTCGCCGCTAAGGCCGCGAAGTAGTCAACCGCTAGGGAGGGGCCCGGGCAGATCCTCGGGCCCTTCCCGGCGGCGGTCACCATGACTGTCACGCTCACGCCGGAGGACTTGGCGCCGTTCGCACCGGGCATACCGCCCGATAAGGCGCAGGCGATGATCGATGACGCGTTGGCTATTGCCGCGGTCATTGCACCGTGCATCCTCGAGCCCGACTTTCCCTACGACGACGCCGCTAAGGCGATCATCCGCGGCGCGGTTCTTCGTTGGGAGGCCGCGGATACCGGGGCTGTGACGTCGCAGACGGCCGGCCCGTTCGCGGTGCAGATCGACAGCACGGTCCGCCGCTACGGCATGTATACGCCGTCGGAAATTGAGCAGCTGCAGGCGCTCTGCAAGCTATACAACGGCGACACCAGCGGCGGCGCGTGGGGCTATGACACCATCCCGACCGGGGTTGTGCAGCAGCACGACGAGGCTTGCTGTAAAACCTTTTTCAGTAACCACGAGTGCTCGTGCGGTGCGAGCCTGACGAAGTCTGGCCGGCCGCTCTACCCGTCTTTGCCGGGGCACTGGCGGTGAGGGTAACCCCGCTTCCGTTCAGTTGTGCCCATGAGGCGTACAGCGGCGAGGAGATCGACGGCCACGGCAACGTCGCCCCTAAGTGGTCCGACCCGGTGGACGTTTCGTGTTTCTGGTGGTCTGATTCATCGGAGGAGCCGGACGGCCCGCCGACGGGCTCGGAGCGGGTTGTCGAGGAGCTGTTCCTGGTTGTCGACGCCGCTCTGGTGGTCGATCACCGCGACAAGTTCGTGGTTACTGGCCGGCGGTTCGCCGTTAATGGTCTGCCTAAAGAGTGGGATCACGGCCCGTTCGGGTTTGCACCTACTCGCCAAGTTGTGGCGCTGCGGTCGGTGCGCTGATGGCTAAGTTCAAACGAAATACGGCCGGCTTCAACGCGGTAAGAAACGATCCGACCTACAAGGCGATCCTTAAGCGTCACGCGGACGCAATCGAGGCCGCCGCTAACGCTATCGGCCCTACTACGGACACCCCGCTCGAGGAGCCGTACTACAAGACGTACGACGGCTCCGACGAGGGCCGGGCCCGATACCGCGTGGTTACTACGAGTATTCGCGCGAGCCGGCACGAAGCCAAAACCTTTGCACTTGAACGGGCTCTGAGTTCCGATGGCTGACCTGCTGATGTTCCCGGACATGGACCGTGTCGCCCGCGCTTACCTTCTCACCGGTTTGGCGGAGCAGGGAATCACCGACGTTCCGGTTGCTACGCGTATCCCGTCTCCGATGCCGCGGTGGTTTATTCGCGCGTTCGCACTGCCGGGCTCCGAAACGACGATGCGTACACAGTGGGTACAAATTATCGTTCAGGTGTACGGCACCGAGGACGAATACACTTCGCAGCTTGCCCGCACGTGTGCGGCGATTATGCGGGCGGCCCCCGAAACGGCGGTCGATATTTACGATAACGGCGAAATGCTGTTCTACGTTTCGGCGCCGGTCGAGAAACGCGGCCCGTTCCCGTCCGATGATCCGGACATTCCCGACCGTTCTCTATATCAGGTCAACATCACGTGGACTGTGCAGTCGCAGTCCACGTACCAATAATCAAACCACGCCAACACCTTTGGAGGAATAATGGCGACTTCAACACAAGGCCACACGATTGGCCGCAACACTTTCGTCGGTACCCCTAAGGTTACCGGCGGTATCTGGCTGGTGCCGCAGAATGTGGCGCTGCCGACCGACGCAACCTCGGAGCGCCCGCCGGAGGCTGTGCGCCTCGGCGGTGTCAGCGATGAGGGCTACACCTACAGCGAAGAGCGCTCGACTGACAAGAAGATGGACTGGAACGGCGACAAAGTCAGGTCGCTTCAGACCAGCAAGGACGACTCGTTCGAAATCACGTTTATCGAGTTTCTCAACCCCGCTGTCATGGGAGTGCTGTACGGCTCGGACAACGTCACCGTCACACCGGCGACCTCCACCGCTGGCACCGAGATCGCTGTGCGCCACGTCTCGGATCAGCTCGAGCACGGGTCGTACATCATCGACACGTTCGACGGAAAGACCAAGCGCCGCCGCGTGATTCCGGATGCGCAGCCGGCCTCCATCGAGCCCATCGTCGAGAAGCCGGGCGATTGGTCCGTCTATAAGGTGATGTTCGACATCTATCCGGACAGCCAGGGCGTGACCTCGTACAGCTACACCGTTCTCGATGATGCGACCGGCACGACCCCGCTGGGCGTCAACGTCAAGGGCGAGACCGTGCACGACACCGCGAAGGCCGCTAACGCGGACCGCGTCGCGGGCGTCACCGCTGAGGTCGAGAAGGTCGAGCCCGTCGCGCCCGTCGCGCCCGTCGCGGATAAGGCACCGGCTGCCGCTCCGGCTCAGGCCAAGTAGCAGCCCGGGTTACCTCCCCCGCCGCATTCACCTCGGCGCGGCGGGGGAGGTTCAACCAAGCCGAGGTGAGCCGAGGTGACTAAGCATGACGAAGAAGACCGAAGAGACGACGCCGGCCGACGTGGCCGAGCCCGCCGTGGAAGCTGAGACCCCCGCACCGGTGGTGGAGAAGCCGGCCAAGCCGGCGCCGAAGCCGGGCGACAAGGACTACGACTGGTCCGCAAAGTACGACGGCGGCGCGGTGTACGTCCACACGTTCCCCGACGGAACCACAGTGGGGCTCAAGCCTTTCGGCACGATCTATAGCAAAACGTGGCTCTATAAACTTCGCAACGCCGTCTCTGATGTGGACCTCGAGTTCTCGGCGCTGGACCGCGGCTCCTGCCCGGAGGCGCGGCAGGTTCTCGAGTCTCTCGACGACACCGAAGGCGACCCGCTGAGCGACTTGTTCTCGGCGTGGGCCAAGGCTGCCACCGACGGGTTAAAGCCGGGGGAATAGCCTGGCTGGTTCGCACCGTCACGGGCGAACTAGCCGACGCTGTAACGCGGGACCTGTTAACGGACCGGCTGGACTTTGACGAGCTGGGCTGGCGCGGCCTGTGGTGCTACGTGACCGCCGCCCCGCCGGGGACCGCGATCTACCACAAACGCAACGAGGGCTGGACCATCGGCGACCACCTCGCCGCGGAGCAGCTGTACGAGGCCCGGAAACTCGGATGGCGTTACACCGCTCTGCATTTCAAGGGCGGGAAAGACATTCCGTTCCCGGATCAGATACCGCGGCCGGGGCTTGAGTTGCCCGAGGTTTACGACGGGCCGACGTGGGAGACAGCGCAGCCGGACGATATTGAAATCGCGCCGGAAGTTATCGCGTTATTTAGGGAGGGGTGAGCCGTGGCCGTATGTCAGGTCTGCAACGCACCACTCCCTAAAAAAGAGGGGAACCGAGGGCGCGTCCAAAAGTTCTGCAGCGCCGCGTGTAAGTCCAATAACTACCACTACAAACGAACTGGCACCACCCGAGCAGACACCCGGGAGTGCCGCGGATGCGGAGCCGAATTCTCCATAGCTGGTCAGCGAAACCCTGACGGGAAGTTGAAGCGATCCGACACCCGTTGGTGTAGCCGGTGCCGCCCCGAGCTATCGCAGGGCGCACAGGCAAAGCGTCTCCACTATCGCTACGGGATAGCGCTCGACCAGTACGAGGCGGCTTCTCAGCGGGGGTGTGAAATCTGCGGGACAACCGATGCCAAGTTGCACGTTGACCACGACCACAGTTGCTGCCCCGGCGGCTACACGTGCGGAGGTTGCGTTCGTGGATTCCTTTGCGGGCAGTGCAACCAGGCGCTCGGTCTTTTGAAAGACGACCCGGACCGAATGGTGGCCGCGGCGGCCTACGTGTTGAAGAGTCAAAACGTCCTAGGCGGTGCACCATCCCGGAATTAGGCACAGCGTGGCTCTCATTAACTGTCTCCACGCGTGACGTAGAAAACGATATCCGTAAAGCTGTCAAGCGGTCTGAGAAGTCGGCGAAGATTTCGCCTGACGTCGATACCGCGAAGATGGACGGTAAGGCACGGACCGCCGGCTCTCGTTTCGGTAAGTTGTTCTCGAGTAGCGCGAAGGCCGCCCCCGACGTCGATACGTCGCGTATGTCGGCGAAGGCCACGTCTGCGGGGCAGGATTTCGGCGGTAAGTTCACCGGCGGGTTTAAGCAGTCGATGAGCAAGTTCGGCGCCGTCGCGTTAGGCGCTGGTGTGCTAAGCGCCGCGGCGGGGCAGTTCAGGGCCGCCATGTCTGTTGGTATGGACTATACAACCAACATGAGCACGCTGCAGGCGGCTACGCGGGCCACAGCCGATGAAATGGCGCGCGCTTCCGAGATGGCCAAGCAGCTCGGGCAGGATGCGAGCCTGCCCGGCGCGTCGGTGAACGACGCCGCCGCGGCTATGACCGAACTAGCCAAAGGCGGCCTGACTCTTCAAGATTCGATGGGCGCGGCGAAGGGAACACTGCAGCTGGCGTCGGCTGCCGGCGTTAGCGCCACCGAAGCCGCCACCATTCAGGCCGACGCGTTAAACACTTTTCAGCTTGGGGCGGATCAGGCCGGCAGGGTTGCCGACCTTCTGGCCGGCGCTGCCATTGCATCAAGTGGCGATATCACCGATTTTGCGCAAGGTTTGGCGCAGGCCGGCACGGTCGCTCGGGGGTTTAAGGTCCCGATAGAAGACACAATGACCAGCCTGGCGATGTTCGCCAAGATGGGCATCAAGGGTTCCGACGCCGGAACACTGATGAAGACGTCGCTGCAGGCCATCACCGACGGCGGCGAACCAGCACAGCAGGCTATCAAGGAGCTCGGCCTAGAGCTGTACGACCTAAACGGTGAGTTCGTCGGATACCCTGAAATGCTCAAGCAGGTTGCCAAAGCCTCAGAGAGTATGAAGGACGAGCAGTTCCAAGCCGCCACCGCCACCCTGTTTGGCTCGGATGCTATGCGCGGGGCGATGATTGCGGCCAACGGCGGCGCCGACGCGTTCGAAAACCTCGCAAAGCAAGTATCCGCGGTCGATAACGTCGAGCGCCTGTCTGAGGCTAAGACACGAGGACTACCCGGCGCCTGGGAGCGCGTCAAAAACGCTCTTGAGGGTGTACAGCTCCAAGCCTACGAGGTTATGGAGGGGCCGCTAACCAAGATTGCCGACACGGTAACTGGCGGCCTTAACGGACTCCAGAATCTAGGCGACGTTCCGGCCTTTAGGTCAATCGCCGACGCGGTCAAGGAGGCCGCGCCGGGGCTCGGCGACATTGCGGTTTCTTTGGGTAAGGCTGCCGGCACTCTCGGTAGCGCGGCCTGGGGCGCGTTTACTACCGTGCTCGAGGCGGCCGCGGCGGCGTTGAAGATTCTCGCGCCACTGCTTCGCAGCGTGGGCGACTTTATGCGCGAAAACCAGACGCTAGTTACGACTTTCGTTGCCGCGTTCGCTGGTTTTAAGTATTTGCCGGCGGCGTTGTCTCCGGTGACTACGGCTCTGGGCAACTTGACGACTAAGGCAAAGGGCGTCAAGAGCAGCGTATCGAATGTCGCCGACTCGTTTAAGACGATGGTTGGCTATTTGCAGCAGAGCCGGCCGGAGTTGTCGAATACTGAGGCCCGGCTGACGGTGCTACGCGACAGCGCCAAGGGCGCGGCCACCAACGGGTTAGGCGCGATGAAGGCCGGCGTTGGTAATCTGGTGGG